AAAGCCGATCCGTTTCATCGAATTCGGCTGCCCGAACGTCGACAAGGGCGCGAACCAGCCCAACGTGTTCGTCGATCCGAAAAGCTCCGAAAGCTTCTATCCGTATTACTCGAACCGCGCGCGCGACGACCAGATGACGCGCAGCTACCTGCTGGCGACGATCGGCTACTGGACGACGCCGGGCAACAATCCGGTGTCGGGCGTCTATGGCGGGCCGATGCTCGACATGCAGCACAGTCACGTGTGGTCGTGGGACGCGCGGCCGTGGCCGACCTTCCCGCTCGACACGGATTGGGGCGACGCACCCAATTGGGAGACCGGCCACTGGATCAATGGCCGGCTCGGCCAGGCGCCGGCCCAGGAAACGATAGAACGGATCCTCGCCGATGCGTCGTTTTCGGAGGCGCAAGTCGCGCCGATCCCGTTCGTCGTCGACGGCGTGACGGTCGGCAACGTCGTTTCGGCACGGGCGCTGCTGGATTCGCTCCGGCCGCCCTACCAGTTCGACGGAATCGAGAGCGACGGCGTGATCAAGTTCCTGCCGCGAACCGGCATGACCTCGGTCGCATCGATCGACCTCGACGAACTGGTCATCACCGACCCGGACAACCCGACGCGTTTCCGGCGCACGCGTGCGCAGGAAACCGAACTGCCGGATGCGATCAAGCTGACCTATGCCGACATTGCCCGCGATGACCAGCAGGCGAACGTCGAGGCGCGCCGCGCGGCCGGCGGCAGCCTGCGAAACGTCCAGGTCAGCGTGCCCGCCCTGATGCCGGAAAACTTCGCCCGGCGCATCTGCGATGTCGAACTGCATGCCGCCTGGGTGGGACGTGAGCGGGCAGAGTTCGCCCTGCCTCCGTCGCGGTTGGCGCTCGACGCCGGCGACGTCGTTGCGTTCGGGCCGGCGGCCAATCTGTTCCGGTTTTCCGAGATTGCCGATTCCGAGCACCGCCGCGTCACCGCGCTCGGGGTCGATCCGCTGGCG